CCTAACTCATGCCCTATTTACAAAGTAATATCCCACATTTTAAATGTTGGGTAAGAAGAGAGTATACTCACAACCATGAAGCATATCACGGTGATTATTTACACGCTATGGCAATTGCAGTTACGACTGTTCCCGACAGGTGTTTAAGTTTTCAAATGATTTTTACTGGTTGTGAGTCTGATTTTGATGATACACAAAATGTGCATGGTGGAGCGATGTGGGCGAGGATGCCCATCACTGCACTTGTTGCAGATACTCCTTTTGAAAATTGGCCAGAGCCCATGCCTGTTCATTTAGCGCAGCCTTGGGATTGTAGCTCGCATCATCATTCAGTCATTAAGTTTGACAGGACTAGTTCAAGTCCTTGGAAATGTAAAATAGACGGTAAATTTTACACCGGTAAGTATTTGTTCACGGTTGATTACACTGAGTCCGATATAGCGGATGATCCGGCGCAACATAAACAAAGTCATGTTATTGAGCTAACTGATGCTGGCAAATGGACAGGAAATATAGTAGCATTACCTAATAACAGGGTTCGTGCAACAAGCCCCGCCTTGTGGGAAACTGGAGAGGGAGCGCCTGATTTTAAACCTAGTCAGTGGATGCACAACGCAGAATGTGATAATAGTTATATGGACCCAAGTGTAACATTTGATAACTTATATAAGGATTAGACATGGCAACCTCAAGCTCAACTGATTTTGAATTAGATGTCGCGGATTACATAGAAGAGGCGTTTGAACGATGCGGTTTAGAAGTCAGAACAGGTTATGATTTAAAAACCGCAAAAAGATCTATGAACTTGATGTTAGCTGAGTGGGCCAACAGAGGTTTAAATCAATGGACTATAGAGCAAAGAACTCAAACCCTTGCGGCAGATGATACGGATTATTCTCTTGGAACAGATGTAATAGATATATTATCCGCTGTTGTGCGAAGAAGCGGCACTGATTTTAGTTTAAGCAGAATTAGTAGAGACAGTTATTTAGCCATACCAAACAAAACTTCAACTGGCAGAACTACACAGTTTTTTCTTGATAGACAAATAACACCAAACTTAAAAATATGGCCTGCACCAGAAAACAGCACAGATGTTATTGTTTACGATGCTTTAACAAGGATACAGGATGCGGACACAGCCGTTAATACATTAGAAGTCCCCTTTCGCTTTTATCCGTGTTTAACGGCTGGTCTAGCATATTATTTATCCATGAAGAAAAACCCACAGCTGACACAAATGCTTAAAGTTATTTATGAAGAAGAGTTTGAAAGGGCTATGGGTGAGGATAGAGATAGATCTAGCTTTACAGTTACACCAGAATATCAGTACTTCAGGAGTAATTGATGGGTAGGTTTGCTTCAGGTAAATTTGCAAAAGGTATATCAGATAGATCGGGCATGGAGTATAGACTGAGAGATATGAAGCTTGAATGGAATGGGTCTTTGGTTGGACCAGACGAATTTGAGCGAAAACACCCGCAACTAGGTCCTTTCAAAATTCCTGTTGACGGTCAAGCTATTAGAAATGCGAGGCCTAATAATCCTACTGTTCCTGTAAACTTCTTAGTATTTACAACAAACCCTATAGATAAACCCACATATAATGATAGTCACATACCAAAAAAACTTGAAAGTTTCGAGGTAACAGGTAGTATTGGTTCGGTAACAGTGAGTGTGACATGAGTTTTACATTAACCACATTAAAACAATCTATACAAGATTGGACTGAAAATGACGAAACCACTTTCGTAAATGAACTTGATTTTTTTATAAAAAACGCAGAAGAGCGGATACTTAAATCTGTTGATTTAGACTATTTTAGAAAAAACGTAACAGGCACCATGACAAGTGGTAACAAGTTTTTAGAAAAACCATCTGACTACTTAGCCACCTTTTCTTTATCGTATGTTAAAGATAGTGCAAATGTTTTTTTGTTACAAAAAGATGTTAATTATATACAAGAATTTACACCAAATCCAAGCACCACAGGCAGTCCAAGATTTTATTCTTCGTTTGATGTAGATACTTTTATCATAGCACCAACACCTGACTCCAGCTATGCTGTCGAGCTACATTATTATTACAGACCGGCCTCTTTGACAACAGATGATAGTGGAAGTACATGGATAAGCACTAATGCACCAGATGCTTTATTATATGCTTGTTTAGTTGAAGCCTACACCTTTATGAAAGGCGAAACTGATTTAATTCAACTGTATAGCGCAAGATACGGAGAAGCTATCACTAGATTGAAGAATTACGGTGAAGGACAAGAAAACACCGATGCTTTTAGAACAGGTCTTGTGAAAGTTCCAAAGTCTTGACACTTATAAGATAAAGTTTATACTATCTCATATGAAAAACAAAAACATAGCTATTGTTGGACTTGGCAATAGTTTTTCAGAATATATATTAGCTAAAATTAGAAGCGAAAAATTTGATGAGGTTTGGGCAATAAACTCCATGTCTGGAGTCATTTATCACGATAAATGTTTTATGATGGATCCACCTTCAAGATTTCTTGACACGCCTAATGCCGGAAAGCAGACTAATATAATGGCAGATAGATTAAAAACAAAGATTAATATTCCTATATTTTCGTGCACTTTGGACAAAAGATGTCCAGATGTTGTAGAATATCCATTACAAAATGTTTTACAGAAAACTAAGTATGCTTATTTAAACAATACTGTTGCTTACGCACTCGCCTATGCGATAGCAGAAGAAGTATCGGATTTGCATTTGTATGGTATAGATTTCACACATAAAGCGATTAATTTTGCAGAAGCGGGTAGAGCATGTTGTGAGTTCTGGTTAGCCATAGCGGTGTCTAAAGGTATAAAACTTCATATAGCAAACAGTTCTTCTTTGCTAGATACTAATGTTTCAGAAGATCAAAAACTATATGGTTATCATAGATTGGAGGACCCATTAGTTTCTACAACTACACAAGGTGAAATGTTAATCACTAAAAAATCAAAACTAGAACCCCCTGAACCTTTAGATGCAACGCCTAATCTAATTGGTAGAGAGGATATACCGGGAGTAACTTACGAGGAGAAAAAAAATGTTTGATTTAAGTTCAGGGACAGTAGGAAGCGTGAACGTAAAAACATCACATCAAGGTGGGTTAACAAATGAACAGATTGCAGATTTAGCTGTAGATAAGATAGCCAGTGTTTCAGATAAAGCCCCACCTCATGTAAGACAACAGGCAAAATTATTTAAAGAGCAACTTAAAGGTATTCTGTATTATTATATCCTCTTGGCAAGAAAAGAAGAGCGTGCTAGTATTATTCAAATTCTAAGATCAAGTGGTCAAAAAGAAACGGCTGAATACATAAGGAGACTTTGATATGGCTATAGCACAAGCAATGTGTACTTCATTCAAAAAAGAGTTACTTGAGGGTGTACACAATTTTAAAAATTCTGGGGGTAATGACTTTAAATTAGCACTTTTTGCAGAAGGAACTGGAGCTAAAGGATCAACAACCGCAACATTAGGTGCAACGACAACTGCATTAGTTACAACTGGTGAGGTTACTTCTAGTGGCACATATTCAACTGGTGGTGGACTTTTAACAAGAGTAGATCCAACTACTTCTGGCACAACAGCATTTACAGATTTTAACGATTTAAGTTTTACAACAGCAACAATTACGGCTATGGGTGCTTTGATTTATAATGATTCTGCTTCAGGCAATCCAGCAGTATGTGTTTTAGATTTTACATCTAATAAAACATCAACATCTGGTACATTCACTATTCAATTTCCAACTGCTGATGCAAGTAATGCGATTATAAGGATAGCGTAAATTGTCAAACACTACCTTACAAGGTTGGGGTAGAGGCACATGGGGCCAAGGTCCTTGGAATCAACATCTTAATGTTGAAGTTGATAGCACTAGTCCTGTCCAAATATTAGGAACAACTGCTTTAGGTTCTGTTTTAGGTGTGCCGGGTATTTTTGTGGGCGTAACAGGCGTTTCTGCAACTACTGCCATAAGTCAAACTGGTGCAGCCACAGTTACGTTTACTGTTACTGTAAATGAAAGTAATCCTTCCAATCATCCGTATTATAATGCCACTGGAGCATCTACTAAAAAATACGCCATAGGTGGATCGACTGCCACCGCCGATGTTTCTTTAACTATGTATGAGGGTAATACATATAGATTTGACCAAAGCGATAGTAGTAATAACGGACATCCAATTAATCTTTATGAAGATAGTGGCAAAAATTCAAGATACACAAGTGGTGTAAGTTACAATATAGATGGTTCTTCTGTATCTCAATCATCTTATGTTGATACAACTACTTTTAACGCAGGCACAACTAGATATGTAGAAATAACTGTCCCAGACGGCGCACCAACATTGCATTACCAATGTTTTTACCATAATCTTATGGGTTATCAAGCAGTTACTCTTGGTATTCCTAATGTAGAAACAACAACTGGAGCACCTGTTTCTGCTAACACTCCAGTAAGCCTTGCAATGACAAGTGCATTAGGCACTAATTTTTCTGTTAACACAGCAGTTGAGATATCACCCACTGATTATAATGATAGGCTACCTGCAATACAGGCTCAGCAATCTAGTGTTGTCACAGTACCACAATGTGTGGTATCGTTAACGGGAGTTAGTGCTACTGGGGGCACTGGAGAGGAATTAGTATATAGTTTAATAGTTCCAAATCAAACAGCTAACTGGCAAGAGGTCGCATAATGGCAAGTACATTTGTAAACAATTTAAGACTCGAAGAAATGAATACTGGCGAACAGTCAGGAACTTGGGGTACCAAAACTAACACAAACTTAGGACTAATAGGTGAAGCACTGGGTTTCGGTACGGAGGCAATAACTACCAACGCTAATACTCACGACACCACGGTGGCGGATGCTACTAGTGATGCAGGAAGAGCAATATATATTTCATACACTGGAGCTTTAGATTCTGATTGCACAATTACTATAGGTCCAGACACCATGAAACGAGTTCATATAATAAAAAATGCAACTACAGATAGTGGTAGTTCTGGCCCGTATAATATTCTTATAAAACAAGGATCTGGTGCTGGAGCCGCCGTCACTATACCAAACGGAGACACTAAAATTGTTTCATTAGATGGTGGTGGCAGTGGTGCTATAGTTACGGATGTTTTAGATTCATTAAGTGTAATTGATTTAAAAGTGCAAGACGATCTGACAGTTTCAGATGATATATTGTTATCTAGTGATAGTGCTATAATTAAGTTTGGAGCAGATGCAGACACTACATTAACACATACAGATGGCACTGGACTTACATTAAATAGTACAAACAAATTGACTTTTGGTGATGCTGCTAGTTTTGTGCAACAAAGTTCAGATGGTGTATTAAGAGTTGATGGTGAGGCAACTATTGATTTAAATGCATCTACTGCTGTTACAGTGAGTAATGATTTAAAATTAGATAGTGATGCCGCAGTATTAGGATTTGGTTCCGATAATGATGTAACATTAACTCATGTTGCAGATACTGCCTTACTTTTAAATGACGCTATCAAGCTCACCTTTAGAGATAGTGCTTTAGCTATTAACTCAAGCACAGATGGGCAACTAGATATAGATGCAGATACAGAAGTAGAAATAACTGCACCAACAATAGACCTAACTGCATCAACTAAGGTTACAGTCAGTAATGATATTGAGGTTACTGGTAGATCTGTAGGTGTAACAGTTTCACCGGAAAACGATGGTAGCTTTGATTTATCAGTAAGTAATGATTTTACTTGTACTACCACTGGAACTACTACAATTACATTTACTAATGCTAAAGCCGGACAATCTGGTAATATTAAATTTGTTAATGGTGGTAGCCATTCAATTAATGCTGATACAATGGTAGCAATCAATGCAGATGCTTTAAGCACATTAGGGACAACAGGCACATATCACTTAGCTTATTATGTAACTGCAGATAGTGGGAATGACACCATTTTAGTTTCAGTATCAGGTATATTAACATAAGGTTGATTTATGAGTATTGTAAAAGCAAATGGTGCAGGAGAAAGTGGTTCTACCTCTTTTTATAATGATGTCGTAACTACCTCATTGCGACTAAATCAAGGCTCTACTTTAACAAGAGCATATGGGTCATCACCTACAAGCAACACCACAATGTCTTTTGGTGGTTGGGTGAAACTAACTAGAATTAATTATGCAAATGTATTTTCTGCGACATTAGGTGGATCAGGTGTCCCACAATCATTTTTTACAATAAATGATGATGAAAAATTATTGTTTCAAAGTTGGACAGGTTCAGCAAATATATTTCATTATATATCGACTCAAGTATTTAGAGATCATGGTGCTTGGTATCATTTCTGGTTTCAAATAGATACAACAGATGGTACAGACTCAGATAGAGTTAAGATTTATGTAAATGGTGAAAGAATGACTGCTTTTGACACAGCAGTTCATGCATCATCAAGTGTTACAGTTATAGGTTTCAATCAAAATTATACTCATTACTTTGGACATACAAATGGTACTTATGGTGTAGGAGCATACCTTGCTGATTGGTGGTTTTTAGATGGTCAAGATGTTTCTCCAGTAGATACAGTAGGAGAATTTAAGAATGGGATATTTATTCCTAAATCATACTCTGCAACATTTGGAAATAAAGGGTGGCATTTAGAATTTAAACAAACTGGGAGTGGTGCTGATTCAAGTGGAATTGGTGCAGATACAAGTGGTGTTGGTAATCATTGGACAATAAGTGGTATAGATTCATATGATTCTGCCCTTGTAGATAGTCCTGAAAATAATTTTTGCATATTGAATTTAGCAGCAAAGTCAGCAGGGTTGACTTTATCAGAGGGTAATTTGCAAACAAATAATGCAAATGATTTTGCTTTGGGTACATTCGCAGTAAATAGTGGAAAATGGTATTATGAAAATCTTATAAACAGCACAAATGGTGGATTTGCAGGTGTTTTTGAAGCAGATGATGGTGTTTATAAAACGACCATAGATGATGGTGGTAATAACCCTGATGGTTATGGATATTACAATAACGGAAATAAGCTCAGAGATAATACTTATACAAGTTATGGTAGTTCTTTTCAAACAGCAGGAGATATAATAGGCGTTGCCTTAGACATGGATAATGGTGCTATATACTTTAGTAAAAATGGAACTTGGCAAGGTAGTGCTACTGCCTCTGAAATTGCAGCAGGAACAACAACAAACGCAGCATTTACTGGATTGAGTGGTAAGATGGTAGCAAGAGTTGGACATTATAATAATAACAATGCTACTGTTGTAAATTTTGGTCAAGACTCAAGTTTTGCAGGATCAATTACAGCAGGAACAGCTACACCAAGTGATGGTGCTGGAAAATTTAAA